AGGCAACTTTGGTATTGGTACTAGTAGTCCTGATGAAAAACTTGAGATAAACAGTGGTGCAGGAAACATTGGTGCAAAGATTGTAAGCACTGACAGTTTAGCAGTGATTGCTTTTAAAGATAACAGCACAACAGATGTTCAGTATTTAGGTGCTAATGGTGACAACTTAGTATTTCATGCAGGAACTTCACCATCAGAACGTATGCGTATTAATAGCTCAGGCAACGTAGGTATTGGCGAGACAGTACCAGACGGTAAGTTTCACATTCGTGGGGGGTCTGGCGGTGGAGGTTCTTTGTGGATACAAACAGATGGAGCATTTGCTGGAACAGATAGTGCATCTTTAAACTTTCGTCACTATGATGATACAGGTAATCCTACTGCACAAATTAAAGCATTGGGTACTTCAAACTACACTGGCGATATGGTGTTTTCTGTTCGTGCAGGTGGTACATCAGGAGCTGGTGGGGCAGGATTAAACGAACGTATGCGTATTGATAGCTCAGGCAACTTGTTGGTGGGTCAAACCTCTTTTGCATATGGTGACGTTGGTTGCTCAATGACTTCAAGTGGTCAATTAGGTGGCACTGCTAATGGTGATTCCTCTCTTATCTTGAACAGAAAAACAAGTGATGGAACTATAGCACAGTTTCGTAAAGATAATACTCTTTCAGGAACTATTGGTACAAGTTCAACTGGTTCAGATTTTTTTAAAGTGGTTGGTTCTAGAAATTATTTTGATACAGGTGTGGGCAATACAGGACTTAGGTTTTATGAAGCATTAAATGCTATCTATCCTCTTAATACTGATACAGATAATGGTAGAGATAATTCTATTGATTTAGGACTTTCCAATGCAAGATTTGATGACATCTTTGCAACCAATGGCACAATTCAAACTTCAGATAGAAATGAAAAGCAAGACATAGAAGAACTAAGCGAAGCAGAGCAAAGAGTAGCTATCGTTGCTAAAGGTCTTATGAGAAAGTTTAAATGGATAGATTCAGTTGCAGAAAAAGGTGACAATGCAAGAACTCACTTTGGTATTATAGCACAAGACCTACAAGATGCTTTTACAGCAGAGGGCTTAAATGCAAGTGACTATGCAATGTTTACATCTAACACTTGGTGGGAAAAAGAAATATCTGTAGATGCAGTAGAAGCAGATGAAGAAAATGATATAGAAGCTAAAGATGCTTATACATATATGGACACTAAAAATGAAGAAACTGAGGGCTACACAGAAAAGACTAGATTAGGTGTTAGGTATAATCAATTACTAGCATTTATAATATCTGCAATTTAACTAACAGGAGAATAAAATGGCAGTAACATGGACTATAGGAACAATGGAAAGAGACTTAGTGCAGGGAGACAACGCAGATATTGTGACTATCTTGCACTGGAGAGCATCTGACGAAGACGCAGATGGTAACACAGGGTCAGCTTATGGCACAGTCGGTGTAGAACTTGTAGGCACACCAACACCATATGCAGATATTACTGAGACACAAGCTATTGGATGGGCTAAAGATGCACTTGGTGCAGACGAAGTGGCATCAATAGAAGCAGGAATAGCTAGTCAGATAGATGCAATGGCTAACCCAACAACAGCAAGTGGAGTAACTTGGTAATGACTGAACAATCAAACGTAATCACTATTGATGGTAAAGAGTACTCAACTGATGATATGAGTCAGGATCAGACTTACTGGATTAATCAGATCAAAGACTTACAGGCTAAAGGTGCTAACCTAAGATTTCAGTTAGATCAGTTAACTGTAGCACAAAATGCTTTTACTAATTCATTGATACAATCTTTGAAGACTGAAGATAAAGAAGAGGCTGTTAATGGTTAAGGCATCTGAAGTTAAGGCACAGATAGATACACATGAAGCTGTCTGTGCTGAAAGATGGAAAGAAACTATTTTACGCATCAAACGTATAGAGCATATTATGATTGGTACAGCAGGTACTATGATAGTTATGATGGTAGGTTTATTATTGAGGTGACGCTATGCTTGAAATGCTAGTGGTCGCTAATAGTGCTTTTGCAATTATCAAACAGACCATACAGAATGGTCGTGAACTATCTTCAGCAGGTGCAGCAATATCTAAATTTGTTAGTGCTGAAGAACAACTCAAACAAGATTTACATAAAAAAAAGAATAGTATCTGGACTAACTTTCTAGGCAAGGAAGACAATGACCTAGAAGAGTTTATGGCTTTGGAAGAGATACGAGTTAAGAACGAACAACTTAGAGAGTTTATGCAGTTATATGGTAGAGCAGGTCTGTATAATGACTATGTATCTTACTGTGCTGATGCACGCAAAGCTAGAAGAGATGCTCGTATTAAAGCAGAGAAACGCAAAGAGCAAATAAAAGAAACAGTAATGAAAGTTGTACTGGCTATACTTATTACTGCTTTATTATCAGGTGTTGTTACAGTATTAGCAGTGATAGCCAAAAAGAAAGGTTTGATATGACAGCCTTTTTACTTGCTTGTACATTAAATGGCATTGCTACTGGTGGTATATATTTTGAGAATGTCAATGTGTGTTTACAATACAGAGACAAATTAAACAATCAATCTTATATGAAAGATGACAAGCCACAAGTGTATGAGTGTATGTGTAAGCTCGTACCATTTGTTGATACTGAGAAAGTGAAGGTGTACTAATGGTTACAGTTGAACAGTTTCTTAAATGGAAGATACTACCAAGATGTATGATGCTTGCTAGTACAGTCATGTCATGGAGATGTGCTGAATGGTTTATGGATTTAGATGCACCGACTGCTGCACAGTCAGCCTTTGTATCTGTGGTTATGGGTGTAATGACAGGTGTATTTGGTATATGGATGGGTCACGAACATAAGGAGCATAAGTAATGTTAACAGCATTGATAGGGCCAGTAAGTAATTTACTCGGTAAGTTTATTGAAGATAAAGACATGAAGAATAAGTTGGCACATGAGGTGGCAACAATGGCTGAGAACCATGCACAAGAACTAGCTAAAGGTCAGCTTGAAATCAACAAAGCAGAGGCACAACACAAGTCTATTTTTGTTGCAGGATGGAGGCCTTTCATTGGTTGGACTTGTGGTGTAGCACTCTGTTGGCACTTTGTATTAGCACCAATAACTATATTCTTGTGTGCATATTTAGGAATTGCTATACCTGAGTTGCCTACTTTTGACATGGGATCATTGATGACAGTTTTGATGGGTATGTTAGGATTAGGTGGCTTACGTACATATGAAAAACAAAAGGGGTTAACGAAATGAATATGGAGGAGTTTAAGAAAGAGATCATTGAAGATGAGGGTGTTAAGCACGAAATCTATCTTGATCACTTAGGCCTACCTACTATGGGTGTAGGTCATTTAATTACTGAATGGGATGAAGAATATGAAAAGCCTGTGGGTACTCCTGTATCTGAAGAGCGAGTACAGAATTGTTTGAAGCAAGATATTCATGTAACAATAGATGAATGTAAAAAACTATACGAAGATTTTGATGTGCTACCTGTAGATGTACAACATATCATTGCCAACATGATGTTTAATATGGGCAGACCAAGACTATCTAAATTTAAAAACATGAAAAAAGCAGTGGATCAACGTGATTGGTTTGAGGCTGCATATGAAATGACTCACTCTAAGTGGTATAAACAAGTGCCTAATAGAGCAGGTCGTTTAGTGGTACGCATGCAAAACGTAAAGACATAGAATAACTTTCGTAACCGAAAGTCATTCAAACCTACGATGCCTATACATTTGATCGTCATTGGTTTTTATGTTTTGTGTTGACCAGTCTTCATTTTCTTCTTCAATCTTTTTGTTACGTCTTTGTAAGTCTTTGAATACTTGTCGCAACTCTGCATTTCCTTGTCTTCTATCACCTTTACATTCTGGGCATAGCTTTCCATATTGATATCTACTCATCTCTATGTTTATGCCACAGTCTTCGCATTGACTATTGTTTCTTATTGGGCCTGCTGTTTTCATGTTTATCTCCTTGAAGCTTTTGTAATACTAACCAGTTAAGATTGTATCGAACAGAATAAATTATATTTAGTTCTGCTTTTTGTCTATCTTTAGCAAGTTGTTTCTTATTTAACCTTTTACTTTCCTGTAATAACTGAGCATATTCTTTAACAAGTCCATAGTATTTAGCTACGGACATGTTAAGAATCTTTGCTTCAGCTAATTCTGATCTACCATTGTAGGTTACTCTATCAATCATTAGAGTCACTGCCATGATGTGTTAATTTTTGTTTCAATAACTCATAAGAGTCTTTTGTAAATCTCCATCTATGACCAATCTTTATGTAAGGTATATTATATTTCTTAGTATATTTCTTAACTTGTAGAGCATTGGCACCAAGATTAATCATTACTTTTTGTAAAGTAATTGTATCCTCAAGATATACATTTTCGCTAGAATGGGATTTCATCTACAACCTCCTCTTCATCTGAGGATAATTGTTGTTGATTGTTACTACTTTCAATATCTCCTGCTAAAGATAGACCCATATAATCAACACCTGATTGTGATTTATTAAAATAAATGAAAACTTTTTTACCTAAGAAATCACCATCAAGTTTATATTCTTTATTTTCAGATTGATATAATCTACCTGCTTGAACAAATATATCATGGTATGATTTACCATTTACTTCTGTTCTTGTAATAATAACCTTATCTCCATCATACTGCCCAACTTCACTATCACTTTGATTGATGAAGCCACTAGCAATCATCTTTTCATTATCTCTAGGCTTAAAGGCTGATCCTTTTTGTGGTCTGATTGTTCTATCCATTATTATCTCCAACTATTGTTTGATGTTTTTGTTTCGTTTGATGCATGATTACCATCATCATCTTCTGATGGCAGGCCATATAAAGATTGTAGTGTATATCTTTTGTAGTAAGTTATAGCTGAGCCAATCTTTTGAGGGTTTTCCATATTTGCTTTTGATAATATAATTGGTAACTCAGATACAAAAGTTTGTGTATCAGTGACATGATGTAATGTTGTTTTTACTTTAGGTTGTATTATATCAGGTTCGTTTTCATTACTGATATAATCAGCACACATTTCTTGAGTAAAGAATAAACCAAACTGGTTACCTTGGTTTACTGCCCCTATAACGGACTCTAGGGTAGCATAACTGCTACTGAAGTGTGGATTGCTGCCATCTTTCTTTGCACTCACTGCAAGCTTCTGAAACTCCAACAAAGCCTCTTTGATAGTTTTAGTTACTTTATTTTGTTTTGAAGATGTGCTACTGTTACCCTGCAAAGATCGATCTTCGATTTTTTGTTGTGCAGGGGCAGTTGCTTTGGTGACTGTCCCATTTTTATTTGATACTTGCATATCCTTCTCCTTTCATTGGTTTGGTTCTAAAGAATCCCTCATGTTTAGGATTCCACTTCATAAATAGCCTAGAATAAAAAGCTATGTAATCATTGCTAATTTTAAAGTCTTTATCTGTAGTTGATAGGTATGTTTCCCATCTAATTCTGCCTACTATTAACCAAGGACTACATTTTTTAGCACCTCGATTGATAGCTTCATGTGTAAAACGTTGGAAGTATTCATAAACGTGTGGGTTATCTTTGTGATAATTCCACCATTTCTTTTTCTTTTCTTCGTATGTCATTTACTTCTCCATTACCTTAACAATGCCCCTGGAATCTCTAACAACTTTAATCTTGTCGTTATATATCTCTGACTCAGTAGGTAATATTAGTGAACGTAATTCTTTCTTAGCATTGTCATGATCTTTATGTGCTTGTTTAGTAAGCTTATAAGTCTCAGCCAGTTCAGTGAAATGATTATCTTTACTAGCATCTCTTCTAACTAAATCATTTACTGGTATCTTATTGATATCAACAACAACTGCCTTTTGATCTTTTGGTTCTACATTCAGCTTAACCAAGTTCCAAAACTCTTGAATCTTATCTCTCATTTGCAAGAAATAATCATTATCAAACTGGATACTTCTACACTCCCATTGATTGCCAAAGATAATAGAGAAGTAAGCTTTCTTAATATTAGATACACCCATATAAAACTGTAGTTGAGGCATATAAAGCTCAATCATTTTGTTATATGTATTAAATGAATAGGTATGCTTACATTCAACAATGAATTTATTTGTTTCATGTACTGCATCTAGTGTGCCTTTGTATGGTACACCATCAAATGTTTTTTCATACTCAACTTGTTTCATCAGATTGTTATAATCAAACATATACTCCTTACAAAACCATCTGGTATTAAAGTCTTCAGTTGCTAAACCTAGCTGAACATTAAACTTGTAAGATAAATCTTCTGGTTCAGTTTGGCCAGTCTTCTGCAACCATAACTCATGCCATTCACCTCGCATAATTTTGACTGCATCAGTACCACCAATGAATCCAATTCTATTATGCTTTCGTGTTTCTAAATTAATTATATTCAAATCGTTCTCCTAAATGTTGTGCTTTTTAGTTGTAAAACGTAGGCAAGTAGATGTTTATTTAATTGCCTACAAATCTATTATATGCATTTATGCACTGGTTTCAATACTTTTCTTATCAATTTCTTTCTTTTCTATACATTTCTGCACAGTTTCAAGTAAAGCCTTTCGTCTTTGGAAATGATAATCACCAACATTTCTAAACTCAGCTAGTGCAGGAAAAAATGTTTTGGTGTTTCTAATGTGTTTACATACATGCATGTAAATATCAGCAGGATAAATTGAAAGTTCTTCAGCCATAAGCTTGACTCTAAAAGCAACATCCTTTGAGTTTTCTTCTCTTGGTTTACTCATACAAGCTACAGTCTTGAGTAATTCTTTTTCACATTCAAAAGATTCCAGGGGAATCATTGAATATTGAATAGTTTTCTCAGCTTCTTTTAGTTGATCAAGTGAAAGATGTTCTGTTTCTTGGATATTATATCCAATAACCTCATAATCTTTATTAAGTCTCTCTTCTATCTTTAAGTTGTGAGTATGCATCAGAGAAGAAACTACTTTTTTGATAACGTTTATTGGAGAAGAAGCTACGAGTTTTTGCAATGCTATGGATTTTTGCTTCTGATTTAGTTGTATTAGTTGGTTCATTATTACTACTCCTAGTATATACATTGTTAATTATATGTTTGTCTGCCTCTTGGTCAGGGGTTACCTGACTGTTGGGCAGTAGTAATGCATATTGATTTACTTGATGATGTGTTTTTTTCTTAATCAAAAACTTTTTATCAACTAGAAGTTTGATACATCTATAAACAGTACGTTCTGAATACTCAGTATGTTTTGCAATCGTAGCTATTGATGGAAAAGCTATGTTTGTATTTTTGTTTATAAAGAAATTAATACAAAGAAGAACGGCCTTAGCTTTAGCATCTCCAACTTTGAGATTGTAAATATCTCTTATGTTATAGAATGACAATCCTCAATCCTCGTTAGTAAATCTTTTGTTGTGCTTTCTGATAGTATCATGATCCATTTTGGATCACCAGTTTTTCTTTTATATATTACAATGTCTCTATCTTTCATTGTTGTAAATGGTGATGGAAATGTTCCATCTCTAAATTTAACTTCAGTTATGTAATCTTTACCACCAAGATTCAGGACTAAGTCTCCTGAATACTCTCCACCCAAGCTTCCAGAGAGAGGTTGCTTTTTCGTTTTGATCTTCCACGTTTGGAATAGTTTAAGGAAAAAGTTCTCATGGTAGTTTCCTTTTCTGCGAGCCTTGCTTGCCATGTCGATTTCTCCCTACATTCAAAACAGACAATCCACCTCTTGATACTTTTTACTTTGATGAAGTATCTTGTCTTACGTTTACAGATATCACACGATATCATTTATTTTAATTTCACACCCTACCGCTTCAATCCAATCAAGGAACATGAAGCCAGATGGCAACCTTTCGTATCTTTCCCACTTACCGACAAGAGAATCTGCACAACCAATCTTATCAGCTAGTGCTGCTTGAGATAGATTTAGCTTTTCCCTTGCACCTCGTAAACTTGTAACAACCTCTTTCCAATTTGGATTAATTGGAGTGGGGTTTGCTCTGTAGTGGAATACTTCGGATTGCTTCGGCAACCTTACTTGCTGTGTCAAATCTAAGATCAACTCCGTTTTTTGCTCTGTAATATGTGCTAGTAGGTACATTGGCAATCTTAAACATGGTTATCAAATTGACATCATATAATTTTGCATATTCCTCTAGCTGATTTATATATTTAGTTATCATAATTTTATCTATATTGCATATATGCAGTCTTTTCAAGTTATTTATAAATATATAAGCACGTCACTTGCTGACAGTTAGCTAGACTGTTGATCTCTTACATGTGATTTCATGATTACATACCTCAGAACCGATTGAACCAGTGGTATAACGTGCATATATATAACCTAACATTATCTACCTTGTTGTTTTACATGTGAACTTACTGTCATCTTATAGTAAAACTAGAGGCCTTTTAAAGATTGTAACCTTTCGGCATGCTAGATATTCTTTTTGCTTTCCTTTAAAGCTTTAGCTAAATCATATACCATATAATCTATTTCCCAATTAGCAATGCCATGTTTATCACATTCATTTTGAAATGCATCTACAGTCATTGTTGTTACTGTTGAGAAATCTTTTTTTGTTAGTACAGTTTCTTTTTTTTTTGTCATTTTATTTGCTCAATGTGTTCAATGTTTTCATCAGTTACACTTATATTTTCAGCATCTGGATCATAAACATGAAAGTTTTCTTCCAAATCAGTTACACTTTTAGCTTCAAATATATATTCTTTGATGCATATACATTGAGTTGTAACTCTAAACTTTTTCATATTTAATATCCTTCATCCAAATTAAAACTACGTCTTAAATCCCACATGCTCTGTTCTAGGTTTCTTATGTCAGATAGGTATAAATCTTGACACTCAAATAGCATTTGCAATGCTGAATTTAAATGTTTTTCAGTTTCTTT